GAGGCGCTGGACATTCAGAAGGGCTTTGAGGTGGGCGGGAAGAGTGGTTTTCGATATGAAGTTTTTGAAGAGGATTGAAAAAATGGAACAAAAAAAGGCAATCAGAACAAAAGACGGCTTTCGCGTAACGCACATTAATCGTCGTAGGGCTTGTAGGTTTATGTGCATAGAATGCATGGGATGGGGTGAAGCTAATAGGGAGGTCGATGCTTGTAACGGAGAGATGCTGGATGGCACAATTTGCGCTTTGATAGATTTTAAAGACATGAGGGCGCCACAGAATGCTGCTAAGCGAAGCAAAGCAACCAGATTATTTTGCCGGGAATGCATGGGCGGAAATTCAGCTTTGGTAGCAGACTGTTCTTCCGTGTACTGCCCTGTGTTCCCATACAGGCTTACCAAAGCCGATAAATCTGTTTTGTTCGACATTGACATCGCTGACGATATCGTCTTGGAAACGACAAAAAGACGGGCAGAGGTTCGGGCAGATATGTTTTTAAATCGCCCCCAGGAATCGTTTTAAGCGTCAAGTCTACGACTTTAAATATTACGCATGTCTGAGGTCGGGCGAGTCAGAAAGACGTGCTTAAATCGCACCTGAAGGCTTCAATATGAAAAAAAAGAAGAAAATTCCTATAGTACCATGCCCTACTGAGTACCATGTAGTCCCTATTCCCAAACCAAGACAGACCAGGCGGGATAAGTGGGAAAAAAGAGCATGCGTGATGAGATATAGGGCATTTGCTGATCAGTGCAGAGCAATGGGAATGCAAATTAACGAATCGGGTTCACATATAGTTTTTATTTTGCCTATGCCGAAGTATCCTTCCTGGAGCAAGAAAAAACGGGCGGCTATGGACGGGCAGCCACACCAGCAGAAGCCGGACATTGACAACTTGTGCAAATCAGTCCTGGACGCATTACATAAAGATGATTCTCATATTTACAACATACGGCTCAGTAAATTTTGGGGACAAAAGGGAAAGATAATCATAACTTAATCATGGCGAATTTGCGCGTTTAAATATTATATTATCTTAACAGCTAAAACAAAGGGGGGCGTTATGGATGAAAACAAAATAGGGACAGGAAGACTGGCAATAATCATCGGATTGACCAGCTTTTTGGTCGGATGGGCAATAACGGGCGTTTATGGCTTTATATGTCTTTTGAAAAAATACGGGTGGTTGGCATGACCGAGAAAGAACAGCGGGCGTTCGATGGCTGGTGGCGTGAGAATAGGACAAAGTTGCTTGCGATATACAACGAAGAGATTAATTTAAACATGGCTGTCCTGGATATCGCCGATTGTGTTTGGAAAGGATGTTTGATTTGCCAAAACAACAAAAACGATTAACTAAGAAGGAAAAAGAGAAGAAGTTTAAGACAGTTAGGGCGTGGTTGGAGCATCGCAGGAGGAAGAAAGAGAGGGATGGGCGAGCTGGCAAAACAGGCGCCAACCACGTTACCTGACTCCGTCGAGTCAACCCATCCGATTGTCAAGGTTTTACAATTGCATCGTAGAAGCCGCTCCCGCTATCACAGTCCAGGTTGTATTGCCACGCCTGGAAAATTTCGCTCCAATTAACCGCCTCCACGATAGCCATGCCACCGAGAATAATCATGGCCAGAATCAGCGAGTAGCCGATTTCAGTTAAAAGTTCGTGTCTTAACATTTTATTTCTCAAGTTCCATCTTTTTACTTCTAAAATCTGGCAAATACTGAAAAAATTCCGCCGTTGCCGGAGAACATAGTAAAAGACTTGCCGTCAAAATCCCTAAAGCCCAAGCCTGTAAGCTTTTTTGATAATTCAGGCGTCCACTTTAGGGCAGGATTATACAGTCTCCACGTTTCCCGAAGGCTGCCTTTGTCTATTCGTTTTACTCTTGCATCAATTCCATGTGATTTTAGAAAATCTTGCATTTCTTTATTCTCTTGTTTCATTGTATTTGCCTCCTTCCAGCCATTCATCCATTTTCTTTTTTGAGCCATGACAAATTGCCGGCGCCAAATTATAAAAATATGACACATAAGCAGGCAGATTGTTTATGTTTTCATCATCCGCCTGCCCCACAGCCTCTGCCAGGTCATTACAGATTACAGCAGTCAGAAATTCCCCCGGTTTTATCTTTTCGTCGATATACCGACGAATACCGCCCATCATGCGATCAGGAATGTACCACTTCCTGAATCCATAACCGGTTATAGCAGGCGTGCAATCGTCACACAGCGTTGAACCAGGTAGCCGTGGCTGACCACAGTTAGCGCACGCAAGCTCATCACAAGCTGTGTTGAATTCTGTGCGTTTTTGTTCATGTTCTGGATTTGTTTTCATGTTAACCCCTTGTTTTTAAAGAGTTGTTTGAATATGTTTTCGTTTTGCAGTTTTTGTCAGCTTGTTAGTGTTCTCAGTAGAAAGGCTTTTTTGCTTTGTTCGCTTGTCTGTTAGAACCAGCAGCTCTTTGACCGACATTAGCTTAATATTGACACCATCTTTTTTTCCATTGAAAGCCTTGGCTTCCTTCTTTGCGCCGACCGTGAACCCGAAGGCCACAATCAAACCGCTCTTCCTGCCATGCAACTGCGTAACACCTGCATGTCTTTGCACTACATCAATTCCAACCTTATCGGATCTCTTGACCTGAATGATATCACCCTTGAGCAAATAGCCATGCGGCTTGTTAATCCATCCGTCAATGCCACCATCGCGGCCTTTGACATTAGTCTGTTTGCCTTCCAGAATTCCAACTACCCAATTTTGGAAAGCATATGGCTCCATGTCTCTGGCTTCTTTTGTTTCCTGTTTGATCTTTTCCCTGATTTCTTCTTCGGTCAAGATCTGCTTGCCTAAATCAAGGACTTTAACGTTCAAACTGTACTCAATCGCCATTCTGGTTTGCTGGATTGTACAAGACAACGGTTCGATGTCTATCCCTATCCATTTGCGTTTAAGCGTTTCGGCTGCGTCAATCGTAGTGCCACAACCGCAAAAGGGATCTAAAACAATATCGCCTTCATTCGACGAAGCCCTGATGATTTTTTCTAATAAGGATTTTGGCTTTTGAGTAGGATAGCCAAGCCTTTCTTTCGATACATTGATGACAGCCGGTATTTCCCAAAAATCTACGGGCAAAACATCGGCATAATAACGGCCATTATCATCTATCTTGGGATTAAAAAAAGCTTTGTCGTAATATATCCTGTCTTTAATGCAATTAAACTTGTAATTCTTGGCCTTGCTGTAAAACAAAAGACTATCATGCTTTCTGCTAAATCGCTTTTTCGTTGCACCGCCTGTGCGATAACACCAGATTATTTCATTCTGGAAGTTGTCGTACCCAAAGATATCATCCATCATGACCTTGGCATAATGAACAGCATGCCAATCAAGGTGTAGATAAATGCTGCCGGTCGACCTTAAAACCCTGTGGCATTCCCGTAAGCGCTCTTTCAACCATGCCAGATAAGCATTAATGTCATTAACCCTTACATCCTTAGCGTCTTTAAGAACAGCATCGCAGCTATAATGATAACACCGATCACAGTCTTTGCCGTCAGTAGTTTTTTCCCAATTCTTGCCGCACTTGCCACAAACTTTTTTGTAAAACCTGGCATCCTCAAAAGATTGTATAGTCGATTGACTTTCACCTTCTCCCCAAATTAAATCATAGTTTCGCCCACTAAAAAAAGGCGGATCGAGATATATCAGATCAACCGTTTCGTCAGGAAGGTGTTCTTTCATCCGATCTACACAATCGCCACAAATTATTGAATTAACTACGCTCTTTTTAATCGAGATCGCCTCCATAGTCACCCCCTCTGCAAAAATGAGCGTAAAGTTCTGTCTCCGGCAACTGCATACAGCCCTCACACAGACACACCATAAGCTTACTGCCATGCTCGCCGATATTCATAGTGACCCGATATTCCGCCGCCATGCCATGACAACGGAAGCAAGGCAGCTCACGATCAATCTGTCTGAATTGTATTTTTTTAATTTGCATTATATTTTTCTCCTTACTCCCTGGCCTGCCTGTACGTTAAATGTGCCGTTTCGTAAGTCATAGCTAATCCTCTCTTGTTTCTCGATAAAGTTTCTTCCTTTTGCCGCTTATATGCTCCGCACCCCACGCCTTGAACGAATACTTCGACACACCACCACAATTGCATTTTACGATGACAGCTATGCCGCTACCCTCAAAAAACGTGTCAGCCACAACACAGCCGCCCGATTCCAGACAAGCAAGGCAAGTCCGGTCTATTTTTTTGTTGTGTATTGTCATTTTGGATCCTCCCTTCATGGTTTAGAAGCTCGTATTTTGTTCAGGCCGGAAGTCTCTTAAAAGGAGTTCCTCCGAGTGTAATAAAGTCTTCATCTCCAATTATAGTTTTTTCTACATTCCTTACCAAAATTTTATCATTGTTTGATCTAAACTCACGCCCTAAATTACGAAGATACTCTTCTGCGTTCTTTTCTGTAGAAAAGACCTCGACAAATTCATTGTTATTGCCCAGATACACACAATACTTTTCCATTTTTACCTCCTTTTTTGTAAGGTTAGTGATCTGAATTAATTAAGCCATTAGCTCCTTAACTTTTTTAGAGAGTTCTCCGGATGCCGGCTTACACGTCCAACAAACCTTTTCCCCCTCCATGCCACGCGTGCAACTTTTAAGGACATCATAGATCCGGCCTTTGTATTCAAGGGTCATTTGCGGGGCATTTGCCTTCGCAGGCATCGTTCCGCTCCAGGAATCGTTGTCAGCCCATAAATTGTAAAGATAGGAGCCTTTGCCTTTTTGGATTGTCTTTTTTACTGTTAGCTTTGTCAGCATTTTCACCCCCTTTTGCGTTGTCGGTTGTTTTTTGCTTTATTACAGGGTTATAAAGCAACCACCGTGCCAAAAATGATGAACATCATAAAAATGCGGCAATGTGCCGGAACGCAAGGGGATAGAAGTGGTTGAGAGGTAAAATTGGGGTTTGTGTGATTTTGGCTAAAATGTACGGATATTGGGCAGTTTAATTTTTTTTGAAATCATTGGTTTTATGTAAATAATTAATATCATTAGATTAATGAGTGTACAATATCTTTTTTCTGGAAAAATCCTAAAATCTGGACTGTAAGTTGTATTTTTTGATTTTTTGATAAAGGGTTGATCTTGACATCTCTAAGGCTATCGCTGTGTGAGATTTATTGTTTTTGTATTTTTTCAATATTTTAATAATCAATTCTTTTTCTGCTACCTTAATGCTTGACAAAGAAATTATCGATTGTTCTTCTTTTTTCCTGGGATCATCAAGATGATCGGGTTTATAATTGGGTAATGAAAAAATGTATTCTAAAACAAAAGACGAAGCCCTGAACCATTCGCCGCCAACATGATAATATCTAAGATGTTGATGTATTTGTCTTTCTATATGTTTGCCGCCACCGACAGTCCCTAAAAGCGTTAATTTGCAAGGATTTGAAACCTGAATTCCTGATATTCTCATCCTTAAGTTTTCAGTATATCCAATTTTAACGGGGCCATTTTTGTTTTGTTGAATAAAATAAATCATCCCTTAACCTCCCGCTTAGACTCCTTTTCCCAGTGATACCTTTTGCAGCTTGGACACGCCTTAGGATTCTTTATCCGTGACTCCCACTCATAACAGCTATCGGATATAACAATGGGTCGATAACAATAAAAAATCGGTTGACCCATACAGTAAACTGATTGTACAGTGATGAAGCTTGCGGGGATAGGGAGATATCCCGAAAACCTGAACCCTTTGCAGGAATTCCCCGCAAGAACTACATGAGCAGGATAGAGAGAATTCTCGAAAATCGGTCGTCCAACCGACTGCCTGCTCATATAACCTAAAAAGGACTCAAGAGCGTGGACGGCTCAATATGAAATATACAATAATTTCTAATTCTTTGTTTGAAAAATTTGACAAACTACCAGGGAAATCAGTGTGCGTCTATTTGTTACTAAAATCTAAAGTTCGATATCAACCGAAAACTATAACTCCGATCAGTCAAATAGTTACATGTACCTACAGAGAAGCAGAAAAAACCGGAATCTCAAGACAAGTATTTTCGGCAGGGCTTAAGGTATTAATAAAACTGGAATTAATTAAAATTGTTAGCAACGGTAGCTTTAAAAGAAAAAAAGGAACCCGCTATTTGATTTTTTGATATTGCCAGTAAAACACGCATATACTAATATCTTTTAATATTAATAGGTGTAGGGGGTGTGAAAATCATACTCATAAACGGCCTTTTTTGCGATTTACGAGTGTGGAAAATCATACTCAATGGGTGTGAAAATCATACCCATAGCGTGAAAAATTGAACATTTTAGACTATCTGATTTTATTGGATAAAACGAAAAAGGGTAATAAAGTCAGTGACTAAGGGGTCTTAAAAAGCCATTTAGGGACTTAACTTATTGGAATAGTTGGATAAATTATGGGGGCGCCATCACCGAAAACAAGTAACGGTTCGTGTTTACCACCCGTGTCGGGCAAGCTTTACGCGCTATTCTTTGAGCAGCTTGCCTTGACGTGTAACGTTACCGCTTCAGCCGCGGCAATCGGGGTCTCACGGCAGCATGTTAATCACCTTCGCAGAACTCGTAAAGAATTTGCGAAAGATTGGGACAACGCAATGGAGCAAGCGACCGATGCGCTTGAGTCTGCGGCCAGGGGTAGAGCTATAGACGGCTATCAACGGCCAGTGTACCAGAGAGGTGAGCTGGTCGGGTATGAACCGTGCTATTCTGATGCACTTATGATTACACTTTTGAAGGCGCATAGACCGGAGAAGTTTCGAGACAAGGGCTTTGACTTGCCGCCTGGCTCAGAGATCGTTATTAGCATGAAGTCTGGCAAGGATGATGATGCCAAGGACTCTGGCATTATTGATGTTACGCCAGGAGCGCCGGAGAAGGTTGAGTCGATTACGGATTAGCGCCATTCCATATTGGTTCTACGATTATTATGGATGAATCTTTGTTGTATTCGAGGTCACGCAGCCCGTGATGGTACCGAATATGGTCGCCTTGATTTGCGAATACTCTGAGATTCCATAATTGATTGTTTAGGGAGAACTTGTCTTCATGGTGAACGATGTGCCCTGGTTGTAGGTCGAAATACTGCTTGACTATGGCACGAGCCCGCCTGCCACCCTTACGGTTTTCAGTAGAAGTTAGGTGGGATGCCCCAGCATTTAAGAATGCTTGATAGCAGTTCATGTTACAGAAATGGTTTTTTCTATTTCTAAGCTGTGATTTAGGCCTATGAAGAACTGCTTTACAGGTTGTGCAGGACACGGCCACTCCCTTCTTGACTGTATCAATACCCGCGCTTTTGAGCAGCTTCCATATACCTTGCCTTGATTTAGAGTATTTTATGGCGAGAGATGTCATTGGTTCAAGGCCTTCACTGTAGGCCTTTATTATGTCGAGCCTATCTTGTCCACTGAGCTTCCTGAATTTCTTTGCGGGTCGTGTTCTCCTGAGTTTCTTGTATTCCTGGTTTGTCATTTGCATGGTTAGTTCTCCTTTTGTTTGAGTTTATACGGAGAAATACCACGATAGTTTGACATAGTCAACAGAAAAGTTGACATAGGGTTAATACGACAGAATATCCGTTATCGGACATTGATGTGCCGAAGTGGAGGTCTGCCACTTATGGCAGGATGTCTGCCACTTTTGTCATAGTCATGTACATAGTCACAAACATAGTCATGTTTATAGTCATATAGTTGGTCATGTAGCTACCACCACCCTTGAGGCTGCCATGCCTACAGGGCTGGGCTGGGTTGAGGCTGGGCTATGTCAAGTACCTGAAAGAGAAAGGGCGGGATTGAGTAAGTCCCCCCGTTACGTATATATGCTCTGTCCAGGCAGTTTTTAACTTACAGCCTACGTTTTACCCTCCCCCGCCTGTATAAAAATCCGCAAAAATTATTTACGTTTTCACCAAAAAATCCTTGGCACGCACGAAACAAAGTATTAATGTATCTAAATACGCAAAATAAAAGGAATACATGACGGAAAGGAACCCATAATGAAAAGGAACCCATGATGAAAACGAACAAAATTTTACATATTTTAAGAAATCCTTATGGTCGAGATTTGGCGGAGCTTCGGCAGGCGGCGCTTGCGGCCGCTGATGAAATAGAAAGATGGAAAAATGCTTTTGAAAACATGCGTGCTTGGGCGGAGAAAAATGGGGTTGACGTTATGACATATGGTGGGGGTCATAGGCAATGCGCGCAATAATGCGCATCATTATTGTATCTTCTATAAAGAGTGACAGGGATATACTATCTATGGTGGCCATATCTTTTTTAGTGCATTTTTGTTCTATTATATAGGGTATGTCGTTGTACACGCATGATGTTCTAATGATGAGGTTTCCGGATGATGTGTGGAAAGAGATGCGGAGGTCTTCTATATATGGACATTCTTTTTGTATTTTATCCAGGAATTTTTTTATTCTCATTATCATTGGCGTGTGTCCTTTTGTAGTGTATTCAGGAATGAATACAGCTTTGGTATTATCAGTATTCGCATATATTTGTCAATAAAATACATTGACAAACGAAAATAGTTATAATAACGGGAGGAAGGATTATATAACTTAAAGTATAACTTAAGGTATTACATTAGGTATTATTTTATGTCCTCGAAGCCTCCCAGTCAGCTCAAGTTTGAATTATCCGCCATACAGGCGGCGTATGTTACGTCTACTGCTATGATTAATATTATTTATAGTAGTAGGGGCGAGGGAAAGACTTTTTGTTCTATAGTTGCTATGCTTCATCATGCGAAACGAAACGGGAAGCTTATTCGGTGTGCTGTTGTGCGCGATACGCATGAGAACATAAAGATTTCGGTAGTACGGGCGGTTCAGGAAATGTTTCCGCCATCAAGGTATATATTCAAGAATGATTTCAAGAATCTTATTATAAAGTCTGAGCCGCACGTTGTTGTAGATTTGTTCGGCATAGATGATTTAGCGGCGTTGCAGAAGCTACAGGGGCCGGAGTATAGCCTGGTGTGGTTAGAGGAACCGGCCCCGATGTCTGATAAGGCGAATGCTGGTTTATCGGAGGATGTTTATAATGCTGCATTGATAGTATGTGCCCGCCAGAAAGACACCATTGCAAGACTGCAAGTATCCATGAATCCTGCTGACCAGGATCATTGGACATATCGAAGGTTTTTAGAAGCTCCCGCTGTAGACCCGGAAAATCCGCTTATAACCAAGGCCGTTTTTGCCATACCTTATCGTGATAATACCAACTTGCCTGAGCAGGCGAGGCAGGCTGTTAAGGTGGCCTATGCTAATGATCCTGCTTCATATGCGAGGTATGTAGACAACAAGTTTGTTTCGATTACGAAGGGCAAGAAGGTCACTCCTGATTATGGTACGGGGCGGTACACGAGTGAGAGGCCGCTTACGCCTGCGGTTGGGCTGGAGGGGTTCATAGGGTTTGATGGATGGCATTCCCCGTGCGCTATTCTTGGTCAGATTACGCATACCGGGCGGCTTGTATTTATAGACACTTTGACGGGCGATAATATAGATATCAGGACTCTTATTGACCAGAAGGTTCAGCCGATGCTAAACTCGCCGAGGTGGAAGGGTAAGTGTAAAAGTTGGCGGTATATTGGCGATATTTCGATGAAGATACCCGATCAGAGCAATATTAATGAGAGCGCTGCCAGGGTCATTGAAGACAAGCTTGGTGGATATTTTGAAGGTGGTCCGGCACGGTGGGTTCATATGAAGAGGGGAATCGATCATATATTTACGATGAACATTACAGGCAAGCCTGCTTTTGTTGTTAATAAGGAGAACCGGTTATTAGACAAGGCTTTGAGCGGTGGTTGGTGCTTTAAGACTGATAATGCAGGCAACGTTATAAGCGATGTTCCGTTAAAAAACGCATCGAGTCATGTAGCCGACGGTTGGGCGAATGCTGTTAACGTTCTATTGCCATCGAGATCAAAGGCTGTTAACAGAGAGGCAATAGCTCGTATGAAGCAGAAGGGGAAGTCCAGAGCTGCAAGTTATAGTGTATGATAAATATTCCTAAAACATTAAAAGTCGGCGCGCATGACTACGAAGTTATTTTTCCATACCAATTTAAAGAACGTGTTGACATATGTGGCATGAGCGATAGTAAGCTGCGTCGGATTATGGTTGCAGAATTAGATGGTAATGGAGAGAAGAGGCCGGATTCGGACATTTTGGCTATATTTTTTCACGAAGTAATTCATGCTATAGACAGTGTGTATTGTGGTTCTCAGATCGGCACGGAATGTAATCAGGATGGATTAACCGATTCTATAGCACAGGGTTTTGCACAGGTATATATTGATAACCCTGGATTTAGGGAGTTGTGGGAATGTCAAGATTAGAGAAATCGGGGTATAAGAGATATTGGCCTTTGAAACAGTTAGCAGGCCACAATCGGGATGGGTCGAAGCGGACGGTTGAGGGTTTTCGTAATATGTTGACAGGGGAGTTTCATGCGCCTGACAATGGTTGGTCTGGAGAACCTCCATCGCTGCCTTCGGGCGAGATGACCCCTATGGCCTCATCTGATAAATATGTGCACAATTATGATAGAATAGTTTGGAACAAATAGCGACAAATAGAAAGCCGGATTTGGCCTAACAGTATGATGCCGTAAGTGTGGCAAGCGACAAGGATTGTGACAAATGAAGCGCGTATTTCTGGGCGGAACTTGTAACGAAAGCACATGGCGAAACCGTATGATGGTTTATTTATACGATGAAGGTTTGGGATATTTCGATCCTGTTGTTGACAATTGGGATGGGGTCGCCCAGGCTAACGAATTGCAGGAACGTAAAACATGCGATTTTTGTCTTTATACGATTACCCCTAAAATGACGGGCAGTTATGCTATCGCAGAAGTTGTAGACGATAGCAATAAAAGACCGGAAAAAACTGTTTTTGTGCTTTTAAGAGATGATGGTCATTTACGGTTTTCCGAAGGTCAGTGGAAATCACTTGTAGCGGTTGCAAGCATGGTGAAAAGAAATGGCGGACAAGTTTTTGAGGATTTAAAATCAGCCGCTATCTGGATGGCAAATCCAAAAGCATAACCATAGAAGGGAATTAAACATGATTGCAAAAAATGTTTCATATTATGACAGCGTGGCGTATGAGACCGGCGAAGTGGTAAAGGCTGTCCCTGGGGTTGTTCATAGAATATCCGGCTACAACTCTCACACATCACCAGTATTCGTTCAACTCCATGATGCAACAAGCATGCCTGCCAACGATGCTGTGCCTGTGATTACATTTGTTGTGGCGGCCTCATCAAACTTTGACTTCGATCTGAGTGTAATCGGCAGGTTTTGCGAAAAGGGCATTGTGGTTTGCTCAAGCACTACGGGGCCAACAAAAACCTTATCTGGTGCTACCTCTTGGTTTAATATACAATATACATAGTTATTGCTATTTTCTTAAAGGAGTGCTTTAAGGTTTGATTACGAATAGCGATGAAAAATGCGGAAAGTTTGGTAACTCCCTGTGGTTCATAACCCCGGCCTTCTGGTTCGATTCCAGATTCCGCATCCTATAGAGGAACAAAACATGCCGGCTCGTAGCGTAAAGCAGCGAAAATTCATGGGTATAGCCTTAGCCATAAAGAAAGGTAAGACTTCAAAATCGTATTCTAAGGCGGCGGCGAAGGCGGCAGGGACTATGTCTGAGAAGGCATTAAAGCATTTTGCAGAAACAAAGGAATCTGGCTTGCCTAAACGCAAGAAAAAGAAAGGATAATACATGTCCCCCCGTTTAAATAAAAAAGGTCCCCCAAAGGCATCGTCTGGGCCGCGTGACGGCAGCGGCAAGGGTAAAGGTCGGAACTCAGGTGCAGGCATAGGCGCTAAAAAGGGCGGCCAAAGAGGATTACGTCAAAAAACTGGAAGAGAAAAATAATTATGGCATTCGTTGAAGATCAAACCAGAGCAATACAAGACCGTTTGAGGGAACTTGCAAAGGACGAAGTTCCCACAATAGATGACGAGCAGGAACTCGACGAACGTGAAGAGGCAGCGAACCGTTATGCCGGGGAAGATGAAGCCCATTTTGTTAACTATTGCGAGGACTGTAGAGCGACGTCTGTCAGAGCTATGACCAATATCAGGACAATTCAGAAGGAATGCTGGTCAGTTTATAACGAAGACCCACCTCCCAATTACGCCAACAAAGAAGAGTGGCAATCAAAAGTAGTTATTCCTAAGCCCTTTGGGGCAGTTCAATTTGCCATGGGGGTCGTGAGAAAGGCTTTCTCAGCCGAATTCTTGTCGGTCGAAAATGAACAAAATCAGGATGTTGCCGATTTTTGGGAAAAGTTGATAAAGCATCAACTCAACCAGCAGCATGGCAATTTTGCTATTAGCTTCACAGATGCCAGCGGTATGGGTTTCGCTGTAGGACAGTCTCTTGAAATGATTCCTGTTTGGCGCCCGGAATCCGGGATAAGATATGTTTTGGTAGAACCATGGAAGATTCACAGAGACCCTGATGCGGCCAGTAGGCACGCACAGTCCGGTATGTTCTGGATTCATCAAGAGTATCTTGATTTTCACGTATTAAAAGAGGCTGAGAAAAAAGGCAGATATGTTGATGTAGATAAGGTCAAGGATTTTGCAAATTCAAAAGACCCGGATCTGACAAAAGAAGAAATAGCCCGCAGAAAAAACATGATCTGGCAAAGGTCTCAGTTCCGACAATCTGTCTTAACCTCCGAATTTTGGGGCATGGTACTTGACAGCAGGGGTGAAATGCTGTTGCCATCAGCCACTTATACCGTGGCCGGCAACCATATTATTGGCTTGCCCAAGCGTTCACCATACAGAACGCTTAGATGGCCTGGAATATCGTTCAGCCCTCTTCCTCAATTTCTTAGATTCGAGGGCAGGGGCCTTCTTCAGGGCGTAAGAAGTTTATGGTACTGGATGTGCTCCTTAATGTCCCTTCATTCTGATGCTCTCAATTGGGTTGTGAACCCGCCGACGGAAATCAATATAAACTCTCTGGTCGACCCTGATGATATAGACGACTACCCGGGCAAAAAATATCTTGTAAGAGATACTGTAAGTGGCCAGCAGGTTGTAAGAACTGTGGAAAGAAAGAATGTCACAAACGAGATATTAGCTAATTTGAATTATGGTGACCAGGGTTTTCAGGAAGGTTCGTTTGTTACGGCGCTGGTTCAGGGGTTGCCCGGCTGGAGGGCAGAGGTTACAGCCCGTGAGCAAGCACAGAATCTTGAACAGGCCATGAACGTATTCAGCCTTATGGGACTTAATCTTGAAGATGGAGCGATTCAGGTAGTAAAGGCTACCGCTGAAACGATTGAGGCCAATGCGAGTGCTCAAGACATGACAGAGGTTTTTCCAGAACATGTAATAACGGCCTTGGTTAATCCTGAGTCTCCAACCGGTATAGAATTACCTGCGCTTGGAGGTTCTTTCCATGTAAGCGGAATTTCTGCAATAATGAAAGACAGCGAAGTTCTGAAGGCAATAACCGAGATGATATTGCCGTTAACACAACCTGGTTCGGCATTTGCCCCTTACTTTAATCCATACAATATTATTAAGTCTATCGAGCGGCGCACGAACTTACAGGATGAGGGGATAGTCGTTGATGAAGCGCAAGGCGGGGCTATCCAGGAACAACAGCAACAGCAAGCCATGATGCCTGCGGAACCTGCTGAAAAGAAGGGATCGGAATAATGGAAATTGGTGGTGCTGATGTTGATATTGAGACCGGTTCGCCCTTACCTGTTATGCAGAAAAAACGGGAAGAAAAAAGGATAGGCAGGATAATATCTGAATATCAAGAGCTTGCCAATGATTTGTCCGGTGGTGGCGGCGAGGTTTTGAAAAAGATAGCAGGCTTATACGCAATCAGGATAAACGAGATCATCAAGACAGATCCGGCATGCCAAGCGTTTCAGATGATTTTTGATGACTTGGCTATAAAAGTTAATATTGGCAAAAGACTTGTGAAAAATAAGACAAAAAGGCTTGAAGAAGCCTGATAACCAGTCCCTTTTGATTTAGGACACGCTGTTGTGTGCAGCCCCCGAAGAAGAGGATACGCTGATGAAGGAGCATTATGGAACAAGCAGTAGAACCATTAACGGTAGGAGAAGCATTTGAAAAAAACGTATTAACATTTGAAGGTCATCCGGCGGAGAAAATAAGCGACGAAGCCGATAAGGGCGATCCTGAAGGCGATAAAGAGACTCAAGGCCAGGCAGGGGGGGATAATAATAAACCTTCTGATAAAGGCGAGTCTGAGTTTAAGTATGCCTCACAGGAGGCTGCCGAGTCTGCTTATAAAGAGGCTGAAAAGCTTATTGGTAGAAGCACTGCCGAGACTAAGC